GTTAATATACTTGTAAACACCCAGTCCTGCTGGCATATATATACTGTCACGCCACCTGATAGTACCTTTACCTGCATGTGGGTGGTTTGGAATAGTCAGCTCTGTCTGGATAAACTTTGAGTTAGCAGCATCGTGGGCAAACAGACCCTTCTTTGTAGAAGCGTATAGTATAGGCTCTCCTCCTGCATCACGGGCCACGAAAAGCCCTGTTACAGACCCGGCAGGAAGGGGCAGCTTGGCATCATTTACCTCTGTGCCTGCAACTATGGAGTACCATAGCTGTCCTGCATAGCTGATGCCCCACAGCCTGTCATCCCATGCAGCAACATACTGGCTGTCTGTAGCATCTTCTGTCCATGTTGATCCATCGAACCTTGTGTATCCAGACCCGTTGGCATCATAGTGTGCAAATATTAGAAATGTCTCTCCTGCCAGAGTTCTCCATGTTACCGTATCAGTAACCTGATCGCTTGGTGTAGCGAGTGCAGAACCCCAGACATCAGAGGCATTGTTGTACTTATATATCTTGGCATCCTCAGAGGTGGAACCGTTCCATGCTACATATATCTCACTGGCAAGCTCACCTATTGCCCCTATAGAGGGGTCTGTAAGGCTCGTAGAGGTCTTATTTGCATTGGCATCATTGTCCAGCCCCGGAAGTATTAAATGGTTCTTGTACCGTAACTGGCAGGTAGACCACCATGCACGGTTCACATCACCCCCGGTCTCCATACGGTTTACACCGATACCACCACGCCAGTCAGACCATGCAATAACAGATGTTCTGGCCTGGGAGTCCTTGGTCGTATCGCCTATGACAACCTTGGCCGGGTAGATAGATGACAGTACGCTCTGAACAGGTCTTGCTATAGGGTAATATACCCCATTCAGGCTAATCTCATTTGGAGCCTCAACCTTTGCTGCCATTTATTCCACCAGGCGTACATTAGTTAGTAGTGGGAAAGCCCTCCGTGCAGAAGAAGAAAGTCCCATCCAGAATCCTGCCATATTATTCTTGTTGTCGGGATCTGTCTGGGGACCTCCTGATGCCGATGCAAATGCAAGGGCTGTCGCACGGGCTATTATGTACTGCTCGTCTATCTCAGATGTATCTGAATCAGATGTAAGCAGGGCTGGCTTGTCACCACCTACTAACTTTAAAAGATTATATCGTGCTACGCCATGGGCATAGTCATCTAAGACTATGTCCTTGGCTTCCTTGTCTATTTTCCACAGGTTTCTGGGCATCTTTACCCACTGTGCAGAATCATTACTTACTGCGGATATGTCATCAAGCCATACGGTACATGCACCCAGATCTGAATCAAGCTCCAGACCCACGGATATGATGGCACTGCATAGCTCAGGATTGTCTATCTTGTCCCTTACAAATGTCCAGGTATCAGCACTAAGTGCAGGTATTGATACGGACTCGACAGGAGATGCACAGTTGGCAGTATCATCAAGATGAACCTTTAAGTTCCCGGCAGACGTAGCCACCGTGGACTTAACCCAGAACTCAACATAGTCATACCCTGATATGTCCTTGCTTGTTATGGAGTCGGTTGCCAGATCACCTGCTGAAGCACCTGCTGCAATGGTGAACCTGCATGACTGCGTACCCTGCTTCTTGTCCTTTGTATCCAGTGCTACTGTAAAATCACTGTCTACAGATTCATCAAAGACTGATGCACAGGCATGTAGCCGTGTGAAGTCAACCTTGTCCCTGTAATAAACATCCTGGATCATCGAAATACCTGACGGTATATCAAGCCTTAGTGACTTGCCGTCAGTATGAAGATCCAGCTTTTCTACGGGATCATAAGCATGTCCTGTAGCATCTATGATTGCCTGATTTATAAACTCGCCTACACGGGCCGGGGAGTATATATCATCCCATAACTCATACGTGTCGCTTGTAGCGGAACTTGCGTCTACAGCAGGAGACAGTGTTAGTGTTGTACTGCTGGACGTGTAGTCAGATACACGGGTGGTCTGTCCGCTGTTACCACTCGCATCATTAAATATTACCCACTTGCCATTATGGTTGTCATCAGCACCAATTAAGGTGTTATCCACAATGGTTGTTGTACTTCCATTGCCACTGGCAGAGGATACATATACAGCCCCAAGGTTATATCCTACAGACTGCCGTAGCTGTGCCCTTGTGCGACCCTGCACTATAGCCATAGCTACCTCTCACTAATATTTTTTCTTGCTTGCCATCTTTTTGCCAGTCTTCTTGGCATACTTCTTGGCAGCAGCTTTACCCTTACTTGAGTACGGAAATTTTTTCTTCCCTACTTTTGGCATTATCTTCACCTGTATCGTCTGATTTACCCTCAAGTTCCTCTATCTTACCATCTTTTTCAGATACTATACGAGACAGTGTAGTTACCTGGAGTTCAAGGTTAGTTATAGTATTAACCTTTAGTCTCAGTAATGTAGCTAAATCCTGCTCAGATATCTTTACTTCATTATCACTGACCATCTCATCTCCTTATCTTAAACCTTTATAGTTGATTTTATTATTAGAACTATCCTTACGTCTATCCCTCTTGACACGAATATCATTAAGGATCTTACCTATTTCCTTCCTCTGGGCACGGGTGGGAGCAGGCTTGTTATGCTTTAGCCGAACATCAATCAGCCAGCTTTCAAACGCATTGCCTACCATCTCTTCTACCTGTGCCTTTGAAGTATCCCTGTCTACCAGTACCCTGAAGTTATGCTTCCGGTTTGTAACCTCGTCATGAACCTTGAACCGGTACTCGTAGATAGTCTCTGCTGTTTCAGCATTATAGCCCACAGGGGATACCCCTGTATGGGTAACCCCCTGTGGAGTCCATAACTCAGCTACTTCTGGTGAAGGAATAGCTACCATTTATGCCCTGATATTTAACATACACCACTGGTTATCTGAATCAACCGCTGGTATACCCATGGCAACACCGATATTAGTTAAGTCTGATTCATCTGAATAGTCAGTTCGTTCTGCTTCTCCAGATTCTCCAGAGGCCTGAGATACTGCTATCCCATCGCCAACAATACCTACCTGTGCTCCCAGTCTTACAGAAGCTGGCCCTGATGTCTGTATCCAGCAGAAGTAATCTGCTGTTACGGGCATACAGGTTACGCCAATAACTCCAGTAGTCATGGTGCCGTCACCGTCAATAATCTTTATGTCCTTGTAAGGACTGTACATAAGCCCAAAAAGTGAGCTTGTAGTCAATGCAGTTGCAACACCATCTTCATCATCAATGGTTATAGAAAGACCTGTTGCACTGGATACAGCCGTGTTGGACTTAACCTTGTAGGTTTCACCCTGACCCGGACCATCGTTAAAGTAAACGTATCCGTCCTTGTACTGGTCTTTTGTTACCGTTAGAGATGTACCACTTGTGAACGAGGTTGCCCCTGCTGAAGTAGCAGTAGCTGCCAAGTCCATATCGTGTGCTCCAACAGCAGCTATGCCATCTACCAGGTAACCACCATGATCGATAGCGGTGCCACTGTTCTCTGCATAGTAGAATACTCTACCGTCAGATGTAACACCCCTGGTGCCAAGTTTATGCTTCTGGCTAGAAGTCTCGTCTTTTTCCATTCCCTGTTTCAGTTGTACTGTCGTAGGAAAAGCCATATTAAAACCTCCTTTAAGGTTCTATAACAGGTTCTAAGCCCTGCGATCAGTCGATATTATTTTCCCACATAGCCTCGTCTGATCTTTACAGCTATGCTTCGCTTGTATGCGTCTTCCCGTGAACACGCAGTTTTGATATAGCACCTGCCTTAGTTAGTGCAGATACACTCTCTCCGCAGTCCTGACATATTACTGACTCCTCCTCGACTTCACCGTCTTTGGATTCAGTCTTCACTTCTGCCTGAGCATTGTATATCGCACACCATCTGCACTCACAATTATCAGCAGGAGGATATGGCAACATACCCAGCCTTGCCTTTGTAAGTACATAGTCAGGACTGCCGGGAAGGTTTTCGACCTTTGACCCGGCAGGCTTGACTACATCACCCTGTTCGTTGAGTTTAGGAGCATGAAGATACAGGGTAGTTTTGGGTTGCCATTCATCGACATATTCCCAAGCATATCCCTGCCCCACAAGCTCTTTACGGAGATCTGTACGCTCCTTGGTTGTCAACGCCATTGTTATACCTTCCTTCTATTAGCTGGTTGCAGGAGTGCCTGCATCAAGTGTAAGAGCTGCACCCTTGGAATCATCAAGCTCAAAGACTCCGTAATCGGAAGTCATTACAAGCTCTGTGGCTCTGAGTGAAGCATCTCTCTGACGCTCTGTTCTTGTCTCTACTGACTTAAGCACTGCAAGAGCAGACTTGTCAGCAATAACACCAACTGCATCATCACTGCTGTCGATAGTTATATTTCCATCTTCAAATATTGGAACTCCGTTAAGAGGTCTTAGACCACTAAAGAAGTCTCCAAGCAGGTCCTCTGTCCATCCCTTTGGAACAGGATAGGTAGTAGATGCCGTTACTGCTGTATTGGCAACATCCCATACTGCGAATGGATGGTGGTTTATGTAAACCTGTGAACCGAACCTATTACCCTTTGCATATGCTACTACAGCAGATACGTTTGCCAGACTCATTGTCCTGGCAGCAGCTCCGAGTTCTGTTGAGAACCCTGAGTAAAGAGCTGTAACATCGGTGTCCTTCTTTCGTGCCATACCGTCACCAAGCTGTCTGCCGACAATGCTCATAACATTCTCAGAAGATTGCCTGACTAACTTATCGGTAAGGATTATCTTGGCTCCAACTTCGGATGCCGTAAGGTCAACCGTAGTCATTCCAATCTCTTCCTCATCAATAATATCCTGACCGTCTACAAGATCCGTCATACTCATCTGTCCCACTTTAGGAACTGTCACCTGCTTTGACCCCTTGGGTAAAGTAAATGACTCAATCAA